AACCAGAACTTCCAGATGAACCGCTTGTGCCAGAAGATCCGCTAGAACCGCTTGTTCCAGAACTTCCACTACTTCCAGAGCTTCCACTAGATCCAGCAGATCCAGAAGAACCTGAAATACTGATACCGCTTGATCCTGAAGAACCACTACTTCCAGAGCTTCCGCTAGATCCTGAAGTTCCACTGCTTCCGCTAGATCCTGAAGTTCCGCTTGAACCGCTACTTCCAGAAGTTCCACTGCTTCCACTTGATCCTGAAGATCCTGAAATTGTTATGCCGCTAGATCCAGAGCTACCGCTTGATCCTGAGCTACCGCTTGATCCTGAAGTCCCACTAGAACCACTTGATCCTGAAGTTCCACTAGAACCATCTTTTCCAGGTGTACCACCTTGTTGAGAAGTGGTATTTATGTTGTTTGTAGGCTTTAAAACAACATCTATATTATTTTGACCTGAATCAACATTTACTATTATATCAGCCATAAATTATAAATGAGTTACATCTGGCAATACATTAAGTCTAAATTCAAATAAAGTTCTATCTAAAATTCCTGTAGAATAAAAATGTAAATCTCCATATAAATTAATAGGAGGAAAATTCTTAGTTGCAGAACTAGGTATATTAAATCCAACTACACCTGTGTACAAGCCACCACTAATAATCGTGGGTACGAATTGATAAATTAAATTACCATCTGGATGAGGTCTAATCTGACCAGTACAAGTAATATTTGAAAAATCAAACTCAGAAGAAGTAATCGTTATTATCTGAGATGGAAAAGTATCTCCTCTTATTACTGATAACTGCGTTGCCATTTGTTAATATATTACACTTATTATTAATTTTCGAGATAAAAAAAACCCAAGCTTTCGCTTAGGTTAATTAAAATTAAATTATTAAATTATAGTTCTCCTAAAATCTTCAAAGTCTTTTTATGTTTTGGATTATTTGGATCTAAAATTACTGATGGATTTTGCACTAACATAGAAATAGTACCCTTATTAGTAGATTTAAATTCGCGCAACAACTTGTCACGAATATCTTGTCTTGAACCACTTGCAAAAATACCAATCTTTTCGCACATATGTTGCAAATCAATTAAAGTCATTTCCTTCAACTTTTCCTTAAATACTTCAATATTAGAAGTGCCAAATGGATTGCTCTTTTTAATGCCTAGAATTTCCTCTAGTTTTTTTACCTTTTCAATATCTGGATCAATATTATTAATTTTACCATCAGCCAAGATCATGTTATCTAGTTCTGATTTCTTTGGTTGCTCTGGAGTTTGCTTCTTTGCTGTGTTTTTTACAGACTTTTTAGCCATATATTATAATAAATAAATTTTATATTATTCAATAAAAAAGGCGTTACCCTTTCGGATAACGCCTAATTTATGACGAACCGACTATTATATTAGACAATCAATCCAACTAGAGCGCGATTGTCGAGGACCATGCGGCCTTCTTCCAAAGCACCATAGTAACCGATCTTACCTTGACGGAGAGTATACTGATCATCAGCAGTGAGTGTAAACTCAGAACCAGAATCAGCATCAACAGCTACAGCGCGAACGAGAGCATCGCGTGATCTGTCGAGACCAACAACGATCTGTTCAGTGGCTTGGAAAGCTTGAGCAGTACCACTGTTAGATTGAATAGCATAGTTATCAGCGAAAGCTGTAGAACCAGCTACTGTATCGAAAATAGTGGTGAACTTCTTACCAACACCGAACTCTAGGATTTCCATGATGGAAACTCCGAAGAATTCAGGAATACCAGCCTGACTGAATACTTGATTACGAATTTCGTCAGTAGCAGCGATAGGAGCGTTTGAAGCTGTCTGTGAAGCAGCGTTACCAGTGGTCAAACTTCCCTTAGTGTTAACTGGGTTGTAAGCCATACCACGAATTTCTTCGATGATTTCTGGAGAAACGATAAGATCAGTTAGACCTCTACGAGCGCCAGAAGGAGTACCACCAACGAATGAAGCGTTGATACGCTTGATCTTAGTGAACAACTTGTTCAAGTCGTTTAGAGTGAAACGACCAGCAGCGGCTGAACGGAAGGTGTGATAATTATCGGCAGCAGTACTGGAATTACCAGTAGAAGCATTAGCGAGAGCAGTCATCAAGAGGTTAGCAGAAGTTCTTTCTTGCTTAAGCATGACTTCTTGAGCAATGCGTGTGAAAGACTTACTAACTACATCTAGACGGCTCTTAGCAGCATACTTCTTATCGAAAGCAATTGCGCTATCAAGACGATAGGTAGCAATCTTCAATTCAGAAGATAGAGGCTGAACGATGTTCTGAGGTAGACCACCAGCAACTGACTGGCTATATACCTTGATATAATCCTCATCGAAGATGTCGTAATAGAGATCTAGAGGAATTGAGGGATTATCTTCAGAGTTAAACTGAAGGCTTGTGAACAAGTTAGAAATTGTTGGAGCATTATTAATAACTTCGGCCAAAACTGGACCAATGAATTCAGCCAAAGCTACTTGAGCTTCATAGGCTACTTCACGGTTTCTTGAAGCCAATGCTTTGATTAGCTCTAACTGTTCGTCTGTTCTCTTTAAAACGATTTTCATGTTCTTAAATATTTAAAATTATACGGTGTAGGATGATGTACAATCAAATTGAACTAGAGCATACTTAGCTCCAGCAGTGCCAGTACCAGCGAAATAATCGCTCTTACCGTTTTGGCTGACTCTTGTACCAGTAGCTAGAACGCGACCGATAAGGCTATATTGACCAGTGAGTGGTGAAACTAGGGTTGAAGCAAAACCAGTAACCTTACCAGCGTTAGCGGAAATACCTAAATGAGAATTTGGAGCCATATTGGCATCAACCCAATCAATAGCTGTATCAGCTAGTGTGAAGATACCGCGAGTAGCTACAGGAACAGCTTGTCCAGTAAGAACGGCTTGTAGTTCGGCTGTCTTGACTGGATTATAGAGCAACTTTTCACCATTTTCATCTGTAAGTAGAGTTTGATTCAAGGTCATGCCAAGAACTGGAGCGCCAGCAGTAGCAGCAGTGAATTGTAGTGGAACGGAAGGATACTGAGCGGCTCCAAGGAATGGATAATCAGTATTTCCGAGATAAGAGTTAGCAGCATAAGTGATTGGATCTAGATCCAAGTTACCGGCTGAAACCTTAACGAATACACCGGCTGAACCGTTACCATTTGTAGATGGTGTGGAATCAGCAGTGTCGCTTGCGAATAGATTTACTACATCAAATTCGCTATATTGTCTGAATGGATATAATCTTAGTGACATATATTTTAAAATTTAACTGTGATATTGTCTTTGCTGAAAGCTTTTTGAAGTCTTTCTTTCCAAGAAACTTGACTTTCTGTTGGAGAAATAGTTTGGGTAGGTACTGCTGGCTCTTCGCGTTTGGCATTTGCCAAAGCTGTTTCAACCTCAACAACCTTTTCAACTACTTCTTTATTAGTATTAGCTTGAGCTTGATGTTGAACTTGGCCCATTCTCTTTACTAATTCAGCTTCTAACTTTTCTTGGAAAGCTTGTTCTTGTTCTGTCTTGAAAGCTTTGCTCTTGTGTCTATATACAATAGCGAGCTTTTCTTTATACGAAGCAAATGCTTCATCAGTTGTATCTAGAGCAGAAATTTCTTTAGCTAGATATTGACGATCAATGTCGTCTAAATCATATTCAGAATCTAAAAGACTCATTCTTGAACTATAAACTTCTTGAGCGGCTTTAGCGGAAATCGCGCTTTCCAACTCATTCAATTTAGCTACAGTTTCAGAAAGCTTCTTGTTGTTGTCTTCTAGTTCTTTCTTGAATTGTTCAGCTTGAGCGACGGCTTCAGCCTTAGCGACTTCTGCTTGTTCGATCTCTTGCTTGATTTCTTGATTCTTAAGTTTAATGCCTTCAGCTATTTTAGCTGTAATGGAAGCTACTGCTTCTTCAGAAAACTTGTTTGAGTCTTGCTTTTCAGCAGCAAGAACTGTCTTTAATGCTGATATGATTTGTTCTAAATCCATAATTTTAGTTTTGGTATTATTTACAGTGTTTAATTCAGGTTGTGAAAAAATTTTATCGTTTAAGTTAAGTAATTCTAAAGAATTTACTTCAATGCATTCATTTTGCTCTGCTTCTGCATCTTGTTTGATTGATTCTGATTCGCCATCATCAATTACAACACCTTGAACATCAGCCGCTGGATTGCTTGTGAAACCAATTCCTAATGGATAAATTCTACCAGTGACCAATCTATAAACTGGAGTACCATCATTCATGGTTCCAGGTCCATCAAAACCTCTTAGATACTTTTTGAATTCATTTATTTGTTCTTTTTTAGTAATGATTTCTGCCTGTTTCAAATCAAGGCTTCCAACTGCTACATAATATTCATTAAAACCAATTTCCCAACTTGCACTAATTCTTTCAAATAAATTAGATTCAGGATTGTTAGATTCAATTAGTGCGTCAGCAAATTCACGATCAACTGTTTTATAAACAACTGCCGCCAAAGCAATATTAAAAACGTCTAATCCATTTCTTACATCCTCATCAGATAAAATTCTATTATCTCCGTAAGAGGAAAAAGCAGAATTAACAATGTGACCGACTACTCTTTGTTTTTTATGTTCAATATTTGTTGGCTTATGAATAAAATATTTTTTAAAAGCAATTGCGGTATTAGTGTCAATTCCATCTCCATTTTTATTAAAACGATTAACAAGAGCGGCGTTAAAAGCAGCCCCAACTAAATCAACATTCTTTTCTAAATTAACGCTTGAAGGAATTAATGATTTAAGAGGCTCTAAAGATGCTTGTGACAATAAAATATTTTTATCGAAGTTAGCAGAAGCCGTAACTATATTTTCAAATGATGTTTTGTAAAGGAACATATTATTAATATTTTACACAGAAAGCTTAGTGCTGTGATATAACAATCCTGCTGCATATGTATCTAATTGATGTTCAGCAGCCATCTCTTGAATTTCTGGAAGTATAGAAAGTTTATCAAGAAAGCTTGGATCTTTTACTACTGCTTCAGCTTTTTCTTTCCATGATACGCCTTCACATCCAACGATAATTGCTTCTGTAATACCTTCAGCTAATTTTCTTTGATCAGAAGATAAATTCTTTTTAGAATATTTTTTCTTTAATGCGGCTTCTACAGAAGCGTTTAATACTTTTGTCTGATTCAATACTTTAGCTATTGCATCTTTCGCAAACACTGAAGCTTTTGCTCCCATTGGACGACCTTTTTCTTTTGGTGGAATTGGATTTCTATTAGTTAAATTTGGCTTGCTATTTGGCGCAGCATTTGATTGAAGTGAATCGTCAGGAATTACAGGAACTCCACCAACCATAGGATTGTAATATCCTTTCTTTCTATCTTCGACGAATTTTGCTTGAGCAGCAGCCAACTCTTCTTCACTAGGATAAATACCACTTTCAATAACTTTAAGACCTTGTTCTGGAGGTAGAATTCCTAGCTCCATCATTCTTGTTACTACACGATTAAATTGAGTTTCATCTTTAATAGAAACTTCTTCAAATTTAGCCACAGGACATTTACCTTTAAATCCTAAATTCTTAAATATAGCTTCAATTTCAGGTTGCAAAAAGTCATTTAAAAATGCATTTCTAGATTCTTTAAGTCTTTCAAAAAATACTTGAGCTTTTACAGTTGTGTTTGCAAACTTTTCAGAACCAATCAATATATTCTGCAAGCCTTCTTTAATGTCTTCATTTACAATTCTATATTTTTCATAACCCAAAACTTTTTGCATATCAGGAATAACGAATTCAGCTTTGGTTGTATAGTCAGCGACAAGAACACGACCAACAGATTGATTATTCAAAAGACCCTGCATTGCTTTTATATTTTTATGATTAATTCCACCTTTAGAAGGTTCAGTTCCTACAGTGATAAGAAGAATAACGTTTTCGATAGTGCGGCAAATAGCTTGATCAATCTTCTTCATTTCCATTTTAAAGTTGATATCGTCAAGTACAGGAAATCCAAATGGAATAGCGAAAGGTTCGTAGTCCTGTTTCTTATAAAAAGAGTAGATTATATTCGTGGGATCTAATTGTATATTAAGACCATTACGCGCCCATTGACCATTGGTAATCTTATTCTGAGTTTCTTTATT